AGTCCGTGAGGTAGTTCAAATCCCGCTCAGTGGGGTTGGCGACGACTCCTGGCGTGAGGTGACGGATTCCCTTGAACATCTTGTACACCGTGCCGGCGACGGCGTTGGCCTCGCCATCCTCTAACTTGATCCCCGTGTTGGCAAGGTGCAGTTCCAACTTGGCCTTGGCGACCTTCACCAGTCCGAGACGCAGGGAGTTGGGAATGAGTTCTGCAAGTGAGATGTGCAGGGCGTAGGAGGGAGAGAGCAGGACGAACCGTTTGAATACCGGGGCGGTGATGTGGTCGAAGGCGAAGTCGTCGAACTTGCCCATGTAGTTCTTCTGCTGGGCCAAAGTAGCTGCGGCTCGTCGTGCTTTCATCAAATCAAGCCCGGATAGGTTCCCGGTCTGGTTCATGGTGATCCCCGCAGCGAAGGTATTGCCGGTGTTCTTGTCACGGACCTTGGAGATATCGTCGCCTCCGACATCGGTCCCGTACTTCGCGTCCTTGCCGAACATGCCGGTATCGACGAAGTTGTTGATGGCCTCGCGCCACATCTGTTGTTCCTTGGGGTCAGAGAAGGACTGCTTCAAGAAATTCTCCATATCCACCCCGCGGTACCCAGCCATGTTCGCGAGCGTGGTCCAGACGAGGTTCTTCCAGATGCGGACCTTGCCCGGTAAGTCGTCGTTGGCGTACTCTTCGGAAATGGATGCGGCGACCCGCTGGTTCTCGGTGTACAGAGCGGTGCGATGAACGAACAGGGTTCCGTCATCAGCGCCCGAGGGGTTGAACTCCGCATTGGTCCATTCATGGGCTACGTCGTCGTAGGACGTCGGGAGGCGTGAGGTCGCTTTGAACAGTCTCTGCACGCCCGGAACCGAGGAGTTGCCCATTGCGTCTCTCAGCGTTCCTAGAGGAGCGCGAATAGCCGAGAGCGTCGGCATCTTGTCGAAGTACACCATTTCGTGAGTGCGAACGATGTCACGAAAGACGTTCTGGACCTCCTCCTCGGTCTTGGCATTGCCAAGCAACGTGGTGAGGGCGGACTGTTGAGCGAGAGCAGGGTAGGCCGACGCTATCTCACCGGGTGACTTCGAGGCGATGTCAGAGAACGCCCGGCGGACGTTGGTCCCGCTGAAAGATGTCATCAGATTGTCAAATGCTTCGGTCGTTTGGGGGGCTTTACCGGGGAAGTAACTCCCGAGAGTCCCCCCAAGCCCGGCGGCGGAGTTGGCCTTGCCCGCGAGTCCGAGTAACTCAGTCCCACCGACGTTCATGTCGAACACCCCGTCGATGAGACCAGAGGTGATCTTGAACGGAAGAGACCCGTGCGAGAGTCCAAACGCTGAGATGATATCCCTACCGATGGAGACTTGCTGGTGGGTGTTGGGGTCGGCGTAGGAAGCCTGTCCGGTCCGGTCCCAGGAGTCGTGATAGAAGAGTTGACTCTCTATCCCTGTCGCTCCCTCGGCTCCGAGTTCGGCGCCGTAAAAACTCCCAGTAGCCAGTCCCCCCGCCACTGCACCCGCGGCGATTCCGATGCCTTCCAGCATCGCCGCCTCTGGCCCGTGGGTTGCTTCGACGTCGTGCAGGTAGCGGTACTCGTGCTGGACGAGTTGCATGGGCTTGTTCATGACGTTAAGAATCGGGGATGCTTCTTGGAGCGTGGACTTGATGGCAACCGACCCCGCAGCAGCCACCGGAGCCACGACGTGATTTCCGAACCAGTCGAGGGCTGACTGCACGACGCCAGGGCCACCGACTGCCTGGGCCAAGGACTGGGTCGCGTTGGTGTCGGTGATGACGTTGGTGGCGTGAGCTACCGCCTGAGAATTCCCAGCGACGTCCCCGCCGGCTTGGGCTACCCCAACCGCAAGGCCAGGAGACTTCGTGAGTTCCGGCGCGGAGTTGACGGCAGTGTTGAGGGGTTGGTTGAAGCTGTTGCCCTGCATACTCATTGGCGCATCCAATCAAACGGGTGTATAACTTGAAACATGACACGAACACAGTTTCCGAATGTCCACCGGATGACACGGCGCGAGCACGTGGTGTATCGAGCCAAGCAGACCTTGGGCTGGATCATCGCATTGCCGTTCATCATCATCGTGCTGTACGAACTCTTCGGGTACAACTCACCGTTCAACATGCACCTGTAGCGCATCAGAGCACTCCGCTTAGTGCCCTCGCCGCCAAGTCTTTGATGGCCGTGGTCGCGTCAGGGTTCTGCGCCATGCCCATCAACAAGTGTTGGAGCGTCCCCTGCTCCACCGCTCCCTGACGTGCCGCTCCCCCGATCCCGTCCAACACCTCCGGTCCTCCTCCAGGTCCCATTGGCAGTCCGTGGGTGACAGGTTCGTTAGGACGTTCAGTCGGTCTCGAGATGGAACCGTTGGCTCCGGGAATCGCTTGAGGAGTGGGGGGCCCGGCGGGAGGGACTGATGGACCTCCCGCCGGACTGGGAGCCGCACCAGGAGATGAAGCCGGTGCGGGGGGTGTCGCCATGGGCAACGCTTGTTGGGCGGCTCGCTGTTGGGCGGCTTCCCCATAGGGCTGGTTTGGTGCTTGCTGGGCGTTCGGGCGCGTGAGGTCGGCTCGGTTGGGTTGCAGGGAGCGTGAGGCGCGAGCGTGGGGCATCTACTGGCTCATCGCATTCGGGGGTGGCTGTGACATAGCCTGCTCAGGTCCAGATTGCGCTGCGGGCTTACGAAGGTTAGAGAGGATACTTGCCAAAGCGCCTTGACCCGGAGGCGGTGTGGGTACTCCACCCGGAGCCTGTCCAGGGGAGCCCGCCATGCCGGGCATCTGTCCCGGCTGTGGGGGGCCACCGGGAGGAGGAGCCGCCGCTTGCTGGGCCTGTTGAATCTTTTGCATCTCTTCATGCACGATGACCAGAGCATCCTCAGGCTGGGTTTTGCCATCCTGTAACGCTTGGGCGAACTTCGCAATAAATGTGGGGTCGATGGTTCCTTGACTGGCCTGGTTCTCGACAGAGGACATCATCGCTCTACGCGCTCCCGATATCCAGATGCGCGCCATCTCCTCCTGCACATCCTCGACCACCGGGTCGCACTCCATGAATGTCTGTGGCGAGATGGTCTCCATCTGAAGTCTCTGGCCCATCGCGATGACGAAGGAGTTGGCGTCCGTCCCGCTCATGCCGTACTTCACGACGTTCTGATCGTTGAAGAACACGTCGTTGGGGGTATAGTCGTTCTGAGTGATCTTTCCGTTCTTAGGGATGTAGAATGAAGTGGACTTGGAGCCGAAATATCCCTTCTGAACAGCGATGGCTCGGCGGTTCTCCGCCTCCATTGAATCCTCGAACAACTCCTGATGCTCTTGAACCGGCATGTCAATGGCTGCGCCAAGAACTGCTTCTCCACGGCGAGCAGTGCGAATATTTGTTGCTGACTCACCACCTAACTCCGCCGGGAGTCCTCCGGCTAACCGTCCAGTTCGTTCCAATCGGTCCTGCATCTGAGCCGCCTGAATAGACGGTTGGGTCTGGGACTCCTGGATCATTCCATTTCTGATCTCACCGATTGTCCCCGTGAGACCGTCAGCGTAGGTGATGATCTGAGCCTGGCCCGGTGAGTTCGGGTGAGAGACCAGCCACTGGTCCTCAAAGATCGACCGCTTAATGGCGGTGTACTCAAGAGCCGCCAACTTAGATGCGTTGTGATACAGCGGCATCAACTGGTCGAACATACCGCAAAGTTGACTCAACGTGATCCGGCCGGGATAGACCGTCAAGGGCATGCCGGCCTTGTTCAGAACTCTGGTGAGTTCCACGCAACTCTGAGTCCCGACATTCTCCGGGCGCATTCCGAAAGTAGGACCGGTCTGTGCTTCCTTGGCCGCTCCCAGTGCAACGAGAACCGTCTCCTCAGCGTCGTTGTACTCCAGAATCTCGAACATCGTGGAGGGATTGGCATTCTTCCCCTTGTACAACACGCCGGCCTGGACTGGGTAGAGGCTCTGCAACCAACTGAGGGGCTGCTGGTAGGCGTGGATGCAGTCAGAGGGCTCGATGTCGTTCACATCCAACGTAGGAGCGGGGAACACAGCCATCGGGTTCAAGACCCGCCAGTGCGGCATCTCTCTTTTATCGAGTGGGTTAAGTCCGAGAAAGGAGATGGAAACGGGAGACGACCCGTAGCCCAGGAGATACCTCGCACGACGTCGCAGGATCATGTCCATGCGATTCATATCCCAGTAACTCAGCAACGCTTTTCGCTTGGTGTCGGCTCGGTTGTCGTGTTCCTTCATCCCCGGACGAAGTGAGTCGCAGGCGATGTCGGGCATCGTACTGGCAATACGCATGGACAACTGGTCCAGTCCCGGACCTAGGAGGTTGACGGCCATCGACTTCTCGTCGCGGTCCAGCTCGGGCATCGGCACCATGACGGCACCATCGGCGTGCTTGTTGACTTCACCCCATCGAGTGAGCAGTGGTCCGCGCTCGGCCTGGCGGTGTCTGTACCAGGTCTCGATGTCCTCGATAGCGATCACGACGCCATCCTAGACATCCACTGGTCTGCCTTACTGGCATTACAAGAACGACACGCCGGGCGCATGTTGCGGTTGAGTGGGATCATGTCAAGCCACTTGCCGTCTGTTACTCAACCACGAAGGACGCTTAGCGGGCGTTGGTGATGCCTTCGCGGTAAAGAGAAATTGCCCTTGGTATAGGGCAAACCAACATGCTAATACGCAGTCGTCCGTGGAAGCCTGTGGATATCTAGTGACTTCGTCCACTAGCTTCATCGCCCAGCCTCTGCCGGATTCGTGGGCGGAAGTTGCCTTCCCCGGAAGTCGGATTCTGCCGAACTTGAAGGCCGGCGCGATCATCTGCACCCCGAACTCCTCGGAGGCCTTGTTGCGGTAGGTGTTGTGCGGGATGATCTGCACGGAGTTCTTTGACTGCCACCTACGGACGTGGTCGTACTGCAGGAGGAATCTCTGTTCTGCTCGACGATCCAGTGGGTGATCGGTATCCCTAGGTCCCTGCTCATCTGCTGCCAATCCTCCATGACTCCGCTAAATGTCGCGGAGTTCTGGTTCCAGTCGAGGAAGTCCGGAGCGTCGAGTCCTTTCCTTAAGAGATCGATGAGGAACCACTGGTCCGAGGGTTCGTTGTAGAGCCACCACTCGATAGCCCAGTACCGAGTCGGAGAGGGGTCGACCGAGACGATGGAGTAGTTCGGGGATGCGAGTCCCTGGGGGACCTGTAATCTGTCGCGGTCCTTGTCCCAACACCCCGGAAACCCCCCGGTCCCGTTGATCCACGCGGGGTTCACTAGAGTCGCGTCTGGAGAAACATCTTCCTGCTGGTAGACCTGGGCGAAGGTATCGGGCCGGTTCTTCATCATCCCCGAGACCTCTCTCCAAGTCACTCTCCTCGGAGACAGGAGGCAGCCCACCGGATACGGCTCGGAACTCCACTTGTGAGTCTCCTTGCCCAAGCACAGTTCCTCGTAGTGGGCCTTGTAGATGATCTGGTGGTACTTCCTGGAGGTCCCGTCCTCTGACTCTCTGAGAGCGACGCCCTCGGTGTCCTCGTCGTCCCCGTCCTCTATCTCTGCGACTTCCATGTCCAGGCAGTAGCGGTAGAGGTCATTGGCCCCCATCCGCTGGCCTTGGAGGATCAGCAAACCTCCGGGGTCGAGACGTCGTTCGGCGTAGGTGTCCCACCAGTCGCGGTCCTTCTCGATCATCTCGATGGTCCGGAGTCTGTTACTCGTCACGAGGTCGTCCCAGATGCAGAAGTCGTAGCGACCCCCGATGAACTCTTGATCCCTCCCCACCGCGGTCCAGGTCGGCTCCTTTGAACGTAGGGAACTGCCGTTAAACTGCTCGACGATGAAGGCGTCCTTGGTCCAGGACTCCGCGTCCTGGGGCTTCATCCTTCCGAAGTCCTCAGAGATCGTCGCCTCGGCGTCGACCGCGGTCCCCTTCACCCGGTCGGCGTCGTCGCACTGGATGGGGATGGTGTCCTCCAAGGCACGTCTGATGAGCGCGGTGTACTGAGAGGCCAGCTTGGAGGTGGCTGAACCGACCAGTCCCCTGATGGCTCGGTTGCGACACGTCAACCAGAGAGGGATGGCGTAGGTGAAGAGGCTGGACTTGCCCGACCCCGGAGCCAGGTTGATGACGGCGTACTCCTTGTCGGGGGTCTCCAGGAGTTCCACTATGCGGTTGGCCGCGTCCACCTGCCAGGGCAGTCCTATCCTGCCCAAGTACCTTCTCTGGAAGTAGTCGAAGTCCTCCAGTGCCCGCCTGGCCTCGGGACCCAGTTGATGGGGCTGGCGAGGGGCAGGCTGGTTCCGGGCACTGCGTGCGGCAACTCTGTACTGCTGACCGTCGGGGTGCTTCAACTCGTACCTCTTGGCACTTGAAATACCAATCGAGGCCATCCTCGCGGCGGCGGTCATGTTCAAGCCCTTGGCGCGTCCCTCAACGTAGACCGTCCACTGTTGGTCAGAGATCACAGCGTTACTCGGAACCGTTCCAGTTTCTCAGTATCAACGATGCAGTGTTCTCCGTCAGGGTCAAGGATCAGAGAGTCCAGGAGGTCACGAGCGGCCTCTAGAATGTCCTGAGCGGCGTCCAAATCCAGCACGTAGCCAAGAGTACCGGAAGATTGGTGAATGGTCAACGCTGGACCGCATTGAGTGATGAGAATCACTTTGTCGGGATAATACGTCAGAGGTGATCGGTTTTGGGCTGTAGGTGCAAGCGCGATAGTTACTACATTGTCCATGCCCAATGGGCACACACCCGGTTAAAGAATCACCTGTAGAGCGAAGTTGCTGACTGTTGTGCAGCTGACTGTGACGACTGATCACACACCATTGATTGCACTGTAATAGTAGTCCTACTTTACATAATCACTGTTATCGGCACACACATACACACGTTCATCAGGTGATACGTGATAATGATCGGCGATGTGGTGGTCTCATTCCAGGTAAGCGAGTGAATGAGTGGTGTTATCCACAGTCTTGAGGTGATGTGAGGCGTTCTGTAGCCAGTGTGTCCACAACGAAGGGGAAAACAGGCAAAGTCTGCCTATTAATTTACAAGTCCCT